AAGCAGAAGACATGGCTCAAGATGTAAATGTTATGATGCCATCTCTTGATTTAATAGGAAAAACAAAGTAAAAGGATAGTATTATGATGGAAGAAAAAATTTCAATGAATGAATCAATAGACGCAGGCGCACCAAGCATTAAATATGACAGAGGTGATGTTCAAATGGGTGGAGAAATGGGTGGTGAAGATATGAGAGGCAAAGAAATGGCTGCTCAAATATGGGAGCAGATGGAACAGGAACAAAAAATTCAGTTCGGTAGCTTCGATGCTTTTTTTCAAAGCGGTATATGGAAACAAATTATTCAACAGATGCAACAAGACGCAGGCGGAGCCGGACCAGGATCTGAGATGATGTCTGAAAATGTTAACATGCAAGAACAAGTTCAAATGAGAGCCAACGGCGGGCTGATGGGTCTATACAATAGGGGCATGTAGTCATGGCTGGTATAACAGCAATCAAACGTAAAGGTTTTAGAGGTGGAGGAATGGATGCTTCTACACAATCTTTTGATGCGTCGTCTAATCCAGGAAGATCGGGTGGACCGATTGGTAGAGATGACAGTGCTCAAGATGGCATGCAAGGTTTTAGTCAAGGCGACAGAGACAATCAAAATGCAAGTAACCCTTCACCAATTACTATTGCAAGACAAAAAAAGAAATACGAAAAACAATTTGGTGGAGTTAGTCCAACAGGTAGTAGACCTAGAAGTTATTATGCTAGAATAAAAAAATATAATAGCGACATTCAAAAAAAAGCAAATATAAAACTAGCACAAAGAAACGCGTTTTTAGCTGCTCAAGATGTAGAACAATACGTAGACCCGTTTGATGATTACACTATGGATGGGGTAAAGGCAGCAATAGCAAGAGGGTATAAAGTTGATGGAACT